TGCGTAAGCATCTGCTAGGCCGCGAGCGTGTTGGCCGCATTGTCGAGCGAGCCTTAAGGGAGTGGCCCATTCCGGTGCTGTATCAGTGCGATGCTGGGCAGACGCAAATCGTCGCCAAGCACTTCGCCCGCCGGCTGGAACGCCAGGAGCGTGAGTACGGCATGGGCTTTCTGGCCAGCATCATCCTGGCGGCCATCATCAGCGAGATCGTCAAGAAGATCGTGCAGCGGTGGCTGGCCAACCGAACCGAGATGCTGGAGGCGATGCAATGACGGACCAAGCAAAGGAAACGCTGTACGGGATTATTGAGCGGTGGGGCTTTCCCACTTTGGTAGCCATTGCTTGCGGCTGGGTGCTTCGCGCCGATGTTTTGCTACCTCTTGTTGAGGAGCACAGGGCCTTTGTGAAGTCATTGAGCGAGACGCAGCGTGAGATCAGCAAGGCAGTCAGCGAGCAGACGCGGTTGCTGTATGCCCTACAGCCTCGAGCCAACGAGCAGCAGGAGAACTAAGCCATGGCGATGAGCCCGAGACTACTGAGGCCGCGAGCCACGGGATTCAACCCGAAGAGCATTGGCGGTCTGGCTATGTGGCTTGACGCCAAAAAGACAACGTCTGTTCTCAACTCAATTTCGCCAGATACTGCCGCAACGAACGGCCAGACAGTGCGGAGATGGCTTGACCAGAGCGGCGCGGCAAACCACGCCAATCAGGCGTCTGGCACAGCGCAGCCAACTTATACGCTGCCGACTGCGTTGGATTTTGACGGCACGAACGATTCGCTTGAAATTTCCAAGGAGCTAAGCCGCAACAAGGGCTACATTGCAATCTTTGCCGTTTTCACAGCCGATACCGTTACGTCTTCTACTCGGTGGCTTGTGGCGATGACAACGGCATTGGGAAACATTCGCACCGGCATTTCCATTGGAACAACAGGCCAAGTGAGCCTGAGTGCAAGGCGTCTAGACAACGTAGGTGCAACGACTGTGCCAGGGTCAACACTGTCTGCCGCCACAAAATACGTTCTTGCTGTGCAAGCAAACTACACTGGCCGGTCGGCGTCAGTTCGCGTCAATGGGACTACGGCCGGCTCGAGCAGTTCCTTTCACGACGGCGGTAATACATCTGACACTTCGTCGTTTGCTGCCCATATTGGGTGCTTGGCAGAAGCCCAGTTTTTTGATGGGTCGGTGACGGAAGTGCTGATTTACAACGGCGCGGAACTTTCTGCTTCTCAGGTTTCTTTAGTTGAGCGATGGCTAGGAACTAAGCACAGCGTGGTGGTGGCATGAGGTACTTTCGCGCACCTGCTGAAGTAGCCGAAATGATGCGGCAGTACGTGGCAGACTCGCTTGGGCAGCCAAACGGAATGGCTGATGAGCCTTGGCGAGTAAATGGCGACTTCACCAATAACGGTATGGTGTATGTCTCTATAGGGCCGCATCACACACAAGACGAGTTCTGGCAAACACTGCTTGCCGTGGCTATGACAGCAGGCGTTGAAGAAATCGACCAGCAGCAGTACTTGGCGGCTGCTCCTCAATAGGCTGCAGGCCTTTTATCTCACTGCAAGATACTGACGGAAGCCGCTTACCATAAGCACACCCAGGAGCTACCCATGGCCGACAACATTCTGAGCCGGAAGAACCGTGACATCGACATCACCCTGCACACGGCCACGGCATCGGCTACCACGCTGGATATGCGTGACGTGGCTGGTGCTGTTGTGTCGTTTGGCACCATGAGCACCAACGCCGCCACGCTCCAGATGTGGGTAGGCACCAACCCGGCCGGCACCTTCCGCCGACTCTACAAGTCAGACGGCAGCGTGGCGGACCTGACGCTCTCTGCTTCGAGCACGGACGGGCGAGCGTATGCCCTGCCTGACGAAGTGTTTGGCACCGAGTACCTCAAGATCGTCTCGGCCACGACCAACAGCACGGGCACCGCTGGCGTGGTGATGCTGAAGAGCTGACGTGCCAACCAAGATCCCAAGCCATAGGCCGCTGCGTCTTGGCCCTCGCATGCGAGAGGCCAGGCCCAACGCGGCAGCCCGTGGCTATTGCTCAGCAGCCCACAAGGCGTGGAGGCAGGCGGTGCTGAACCGATGCCACTGGCAATGCGTTGACTGCGGCCGTGTGGCCCATGGCCGTGACATGCACGCAGACCATGTAGTACCAGTGAGCGTGGCACCTGAGCGACGCTATGACGTGCAGAACGGTGCGGCCCGGTGCGTGTCGTGCCACAGCCGAAAGACCAACGCGGAGCGGCAGAGGGGGGGCGGTTCGGATCCCTACCCCCCCGTCTGAGGAAAACCAGAAGTTCCTGCTTCTATACGCGGGGCCGAAATTGGGAGTTTGAACATGGGCAAGGGCCGCAAGCCGACGCCTAAACCGCTGCTTAAGCTTCGCGGCGCTCGGGTTAGGGGGCCGCACAAGTCCGGCATCGACGCAGTTCCGGGCATCCCGCCCGCACCGCATTGGCTTTCGGATCTCGCCCGCGAGGAGTGGGAGCGGATCGTGCCCATGCTTGAGGCGTCCAAGGTCATGAGCCCCAGGCACCAGCAGACGCTGGCCGCTTACTGCGATTCGCTCGCGGACATGATTGAGGCCGACCGTGAACTCAAGGCCAACGGGGCCACGTTCATGGACGATAAGGGTAGGGTAAGCAATCACCCGGCGTGGAACCGCAAACGCGACGCGAGAAACCAGATGCTAAAGTTCGCGGCCGAGTTCGGCCTGACGGCCTCGGCGCTGGCCCGCGTTTCGGCGGTTGAGAATGGCCCGCAAGAAGACGACGAAGACGCCCAGATGTTCGCTTGAGCACCCGTGCGAAAAGTGCTCCTCGTGTCTGGCGGTGCGTTTCTTCCACAAGCACCTGACGCACGCCAAGGGCGAGCTCGGCGGCAAGCCGTTCACGCTTGAGCCGTGGCAGCAGGACTACGTGCGCAAGCTCTTCGCCACAGAGGGCGACGTGCGAAAAGTCCGCACCAGCCTGCTGGCGATTCCGCGCAAAAATGGGAAGAGCAGTTTATGCGCGGGAATCGCCCTCAAGCTGCTGATGGAGAACGAGCCCGGCTGTGAAGTCTATTCCTGTGCAGCCTCACGCGATCAGGCCCGGCTCGTCTTTGACATGGCCCGCGTCTACGTCGAGCAGTCGCCCGTCCTGCGTCAGCATCTCAAGGTTTACCGGAACGCGATCGTGCGAGAGGCGACGCACGGCACGTACAAGGCGTTGAGTGCGGAGGCCGGTATTCAACATGGGCTCTCGGCTCACGGCGTGATATTCGATGAACTCCACGTCTCTAACCGCGAGATGTGGGAAGTCATGCTCAGCAGCCAAGGTGCTCGGCGTCAGCCGCTGACGGTGGCGCTCACCACGGCAGGCTTTGACCGCAAAAGCGTCTGCTGGGAAATCTGGAAATACGCTGAGGCTGTGGCCGCCGGCACCGTGAAAGACGAGACGTTCCTGCCAGCCATCTATGCGGCCGACATTGCGGATGACTGGAAAGCCGAAGAGACGTGGAAGAAGGCCAATCCAAACCTCGGCGTTTCCGTGCGCATGGACTTCCTGCGGAGCGAATGTGCTCGAGCGGTTGAGATGCCGACTTATGAAAATGTTTTTCGCCAACTTTTTTTGAACCAATGGACGGAACAGTCAACTAGGTGGCTGCGGATGGATCACTGGCAGCAGGGCGACAAGCCCTGTCCTGTTGATCTCGCCGGCCGCAAGTGCTGGGCCGGGCTCGACTTGGCCACGACGTTTGACACCACGGCCCTGGTGCTGCTGTTCCCGCTTGATGACGGCACGTTTTGGATTGAGCCGCACTTCTGGATCCCGAGCGACAACGCCCACCAGCGAGAGCGACGCGACAAGGTGCCATACCTAACGTGGCATCGCCAGGGGCATCTGAACATGACCGATGGCAACGTCACAGACTTCGATCAGGTGCGTTCAGACATCAACGCCATAGCCAGCAAGTACAAGCTGTGCGGCATTGGCTTGGACCCGTGGAACTCCGCGCAACTCGGCCAACAACTGCAAGGCGACGGGCTGCCCATGGCAGACTTTCGACAGGGCTATGGCTCTCTGTCGGCACCTAGCAAGCAGCTGGAGAACCTTGTTGTGAGCGGGAAGGTGCTGCACGGTGGGCACCCAGTGCTGTCGTGGCAGGCTTCCAACGTGGCCATCCAGCAGGATTCCGCAGCCGGAAACATTAAGCCGAGCAAGGCCAAGAGCACAGAACGCATAGACGGCATCGTGTCGCTGGTCATGGCCATCGGGCTGTGGCAGAAGGCAACCGCAGCCACGCCAGAACAGTCCTGGGACATCGTGACTCTATGAGCGAAAACGCCGCCGCCGACTTCAAGATGTTTGACCTTCGCGGCATTGACTGGCCCGAGGTGAGTTCCAGCCGCACGCCTTCCGGGATCCGCGTCAACGCCGACAACTCCATGGCGTGCTCGGCGTATACCGCCTGCATCCGCGTCATATCGGATGCGGTATCTGCCCTGCCGCTGCACATCTACGAGCGGATGGCCAACGGCGGGAAACAGAA